AAATGATTGCTAAGAAGCGCTCGTGGCAAGCCACTCCAGTAGATGATGCACCAGTTAAGAAAGGAGCTGAAGCTACCTTGTATAAAGCGCTTGCTTTAAGGCATATTGAACTGCCTGTGAAGGATTTACTGGAGCAAGGCTTACAGCGTGATTTACCATCTACGCCTGGAATCATAGAAGCATTACATTCAAACCAGAAAGACGAAGAACGTCATGATGAAGCGTTGAATTATGTAGCGCAAGCTTATGGCACTAATGCTAAAGCTGAAAGTGAAGTAATGAATATTTTAAAAGTATGGATGGAACATCCCGCCCATCCAATTCATAAAGTTGCAATTATAGAACGTTCCGTTTTCTTTGTTGCATTACCATTTTTTCGTTTTAATGGTAATATTGGCATGAGAACAGTATCAGCCGATATCTCAAGAGATGAGCAAATCCACTGTGGAGTGCATGGACTTGTTGCTAAGGAGTTAAATGAAAAAGACTCTGAAAGCCTAAATAAACTTCGCGCTGCTACAGCAGCATGGTTATTTGAAGATCTAGGAAAAAGCGATGATAAATGGTTAGATAAGGATGCTTGGATGGATCGCTCAAAGCGTTTATTCTGGGAAGGCAAAGCTCCTGATATGGCAGAATCTCGCGCTAGCAGGATGATTAGTTTTTTTGAAAGTTCAAACGTAAATCTTCCAAGCTACGGCGCAGCGTAATATATTACTTAGGGGAAGCTGAGCAGCGCTAGGCAGATAGCCTAGAAGAGACGAGGGCAGTTCTCGTTATTCCCCATTCAAGCTGCGAAAATATTAGTAGTCAATTGAAAGTTCCTCGTAAGAAAGAAAGGCAATCCACTCAAGTACATCAACTAAAGCTGGATACTTTTGATTAAACTCTTCCTTAGCAGTAATGTTGAGAGCTTTGACACCGTTTTCAAAATCACTTTGAAAAGCATCATTGAGTTTCTCTTCAAGTTCTTTAATCAGTTGTTGGCGTGGGGAAAGATCAGTCATGTGATTAGTGTGCGGGACTATGCATCACAATACCATAGTGATCAGAAAAGTTGCGAAGCAGGATTAGAACGCAATAGTTCTTTAGCCCGTGCGGCGGGCATCCCACTTACAAAAATAACAAAGGGTCTTCAGTTCTTTGCTATTCCTATTTAACGACCAGCAGCGATGAGATACTGGTCACCAGTGGCCACTGGGCTCTGCAGAAGCTCCTAAAGTTTAACAGCGTTCACTCCAATACACCGCTGCACCTTGTAGGAACAATTGCTTATTTCTTAGTCGTGCTAAATGCAATGGCACAATTTCTTCATAACGCTTGCCATTTAATGAATATAACAAGCAAATCATGGCTATACGTTGTAAGAACATTGGTTTTCGCTTAATGCGTCGTATTCTTCTGTGCGCCAATCATAGATCATGCTTGCTAAAGCTATCTCCTTACTATTTCCAGCCCATCGCTTTCCTGCTTCTTCCATTATGTATGCAGCTTCTATTGCAGCATCAAATGCTTTTTCCGCAGCTTTTGACAGAACCATGGTAAAGCAGCATGAATAAATATTCTATTCTTTTTGCTTTGCTAAATGTTCATTTTTTAGCATTTGTTGAAATTTTTTGAGACGAGGCAATAAAGAAGGCTGATAGAAATGATCAGCAGCAAGAAGTTGGAGAGCAGTTTGTCTATTGGCTTCAAGAATTGCAACCAGATATGATGCCTCTTTAAAGGAAAGTTCAAAATTTGTCATTTTTCATGAAATGGAATAAAAGTAAATTCTTGAAAATTCTAATGGCAATCAGCGAATTAAACTTTCCAGCCAATTTAAGTCATCATCTTTAGAAGCTTCAAGGATTGCAGCAGCTAAAGCAAAACAATAATCATCCACACCAATTTCTTTACCACCAGTTACTGACCATTGACCACTTTGCCGATAAAGAACATTTAAATTTTTAAGTTGTCTAATAGCTTGCGTGTGCGGATATATATCAACAAGGCCAGCATTAAATAATTCTTTCATCTTACTGAAAGCTTTCATCTTAGTACTTACAGACCAGGTAAGTTCTCGAATTGGGAAATCAGCAGATAAACTTTGAATGGTAGCTGAACTATTAAACTGGTCAAGCACGATACTATCAAATTGGTAAGTTTTATGGTGTTCACGTATCCAATCTTCTACAGCTTGAATAGAAACTTCTTTTTTACCATTGATCTCAAAATCCGCAGCGAATGCATGGAATTTATCTACAATTAAAGTAGCGTGATCGAAATGCACAATACAAGCAATATATTCATCTCGCCCAACACCACCACGAGCAGGGTCAAGTGCTAGTACATATTTCCCCATAAATTCTCTCGATGGTAACAAAATATTTCTATCTTTATTAATTGCAGCATCGATAACTTCAGTTGCTAATAGTGAAGACTTATTGCCTCTAAATCTTGCACCATATTCTGTCCAGAACTTATCTTCATCTCGCTTCTGTTCTGCTTCAAGAAAAGGACAACCCCATGGAAGATTAGGATTTATTTCCCATGTTGGAATGTTTTTTGCTTGCATGAATGGAAAATCACCACTCTCTGCTTCTTTGAAATGCTCGTAAAATAATCCATCAGTCAACCAAGGGGAGGATAATTCTAAGATGCGACCATGACTACCAAATTGAGCAATGGAAGGCGAAAGGGCTTGGTAGATAGCTTTTGCGCCTCTATTGGCATCACCTTCAAGCTGAAAAGCAAGCTCATCAAATATACACATTACGACAGCTTTACCACGAGAAGCACGAGCAGAAGCAGGAATTGCTTGGAATACACAACCATTACTAATTTCAATTTCCGTTGCAGTTTCCCTAGTGATTTCACCACCAAGAGGGCTATCTAATATTAATTGACGGATGTTATTTAAAGAAATCTTTGATTGCTGTTGGTCGTTTGCAATGGTAACAATATACCACTTTTCGTTTTTTCGTACTTTATTTTTATAATAGCTTTCTAATATAAAGCAAGCATATGCTGCTGCAATAGAAGCCATAAGTGTTTTTCCTGCTCTTCGGCCAAGCGCCCATACTGCATGAGTTTTACCACCACCAAAATATTCATTTAATATTTGTTGTTGTTTTGGCCATAGCTCTGTTTTTAGTACGTGTTTAGAAAATTCAGCGCAGGTTAATCTTGCCATGTAAGAGTATCAAGAGGAGACAATTGTTCTTTAGGCACAAAAAAAGCAGGACGACCACGAGCAGGATCAGCCCAATATTCATCTTTCATTGCGTCTTTCCCATAGCACCACCCATGAATAAAAGTGGTTTTATCTTCAATGGTGACTAAAACAAATTTTTTCCGAGGATCCTCGTTTTTCTGGACAATTAAATCATACTTATGTTTAGAACGTGTTTTCACATCGATGCCAGGGAGATCATCGCTGCCACGTTTTGCTTCGGTTTCTTTATATAAATGCTGCTTAATGCCAAGATGAGAGGCTACTGCCATTTCACCTGCAGCACCTAATAAGTGAATGTCTAGCGCTTTACTGCCTTTCCATGCTCCACCATTACGCCCACGAAGCCCTTGGGTTTCATTGGTGCCTTGTCGCCTTGTGCCCTCTGCCATTGCAAGTGTTTTCTCGTCTTCTGAAAATACAAACTGAATGGGAGTGGGCATAAAGAAAAACAAATCAATATTATCTTAGCCACTGTTAAGATAAAGGGAACACACTAAAGCCGTAAATGTCAAACGAAACTGTTGATTTAGGACACAATGGTGACAATTTCTTTAGGGCTGATGGTTTGGTGAATGCTTTAACGGGCATGGGCACGGGAAGAGATAAAAGCCAGTACACCAATTCCACCCCCATCGTCTTCCTTACCCAAGAAGAATTAGAGAATCTTTATAGCGAATGGATTCCTAAACGTATCGTCGATATTGTGGCAGAACAATCCACCAGGAAAGGGTTCAAGGTTTTATTTGGTGGTGAAGGCGCAGCAGCAAAAGAAGTGGCTGGCATCGAACAAATAATAGAAGATTTGTATATCCTTGAAAATCTGGGCTTAGCCTCCAAGAATGCAAGGTTATTTGGCGGCTCAGTGATTTTGCTTTATATCGACGATGGTAGGTCAGCAGATCAACCAGTTGATTATCGTAATATTCGTGCTGTAGAAGGCATGGAAGTATTGGATCGCTGGCAGATTGCACCAGTAATTAATGAAGACAGTCTATATGATTATTCAAAAGCAACTTATTATCAAATTATTTCTGGTGATCTCATTAGACAACCACAATTAATCAAAATTCATAAAGATAGAGTGTTACGTTTTGATGGTGAATGGTTACCATATCGCATTAGACAAAGAAACTATGGGTGGGGAATGAGTACACTGCAAAGTGTGTATGATAGCTTTCGTTTTTACTCCACTGGTATTAGCTCAGCGGCAACATTATTGACGGAGTTTGATATTTTTGTACATAAACTACGCGGCCTTTCTTCTATGCTGGCTGCTGGTAAAGAAAACGATGTAAGAGATCGTTTGGTGCTAAATGATATGAGCAAAAGCATCTATCGTGGTTATGCGATTGATGCAGAAAAAGAAGAGCTTGAATTTATTAGCAGGAATTTTGGTGGTGTTGGTGAAATACTAGAAAAGCTTCGCATTGATATTATTGGAGCATCACAAATACCACATACAATTTTGTTTGGCGAAAGCCCTGGTGGTCTTGGTTCTACTGGCCGCAGTGAGGAACGTGACTTTGCAAAACACCTTGGTGATTACCAATCCACGCATTATAAGAGATCATTACAGCATCTAATGAAAATTTTAATGCTGAGCAAAGAAGGCCCAACAAATGGCAGATTGCCTGAATCATGGCGTATTAAATTTAATGATCTATTTGAATTAAATGAACGCGAAAAAGCTGATGTTAGAGCGCGTGTAGCTGCTGTTGATGGGCGCTATATACAACTAGGGGTGCTTCATCCGAAAGAAGTGGCAGATGCTCGTTATGGCGGCTCTGAATGGTCAATGGAACTCACTCTCGACCCATCGCTTCCTCGTGAGCTTCCGGCCCAGCCGGGA